TCCGGAAGCTAGATTAACAGTTAGATCATCAGCTTCAGCGGCATCAAGAGTTTTTGAAGTACAAAATAATTCAGGTAACATATTAGCAATGATTGAGAATAATGCTGCTAATACTGGTGGAATATTTAAGTTAAATAATTCAGCAGGTAATCAAAAAGTTAAACTTAATTCAGAAGATAATATTGATATGTTTATTGGAAGTGGAACTGGTACACCTAATTTAGGTATTGGTACATCTACTCCAACCGCAGACATACATCTTAAAAAAACAGGATCAGTAACTCTTAAATTAGAGTCAGATGAAACTAATGGTACAGCTTATTTAAGACAACTAAATGATGTTGCCAGTTGGAGAATAGGTGTTCAATCAAATGATAAATATGCTTTATATGATTCAATAAATGCTGTAACACATTTTGTAGCTGAAAATAATTCACTTAGATCTTGTATTGGAATAGGAACAACTAATCCTGATAGTGCAGTAGTACTAGATGTAGTAGGACCTATGAGAATATCAGGTTCTACAATAAACCGTTTTAGAACCTTAGCTACAACCCAATATAATTATTCAGCTGATTTAAGTGGTGGACAATTAATTAAAAATGGAACAGGATCAGCTGATTTTGTTAATGTAAGCCAAAGTTTAATTTTATTAAATGATGCAACAAATGGTGGTGTAGATTATGCTACAGTAGATATAACTGACTGGGTTGATAACTCACAACTTGGACAACAATTAGAAATAGTTATTGTAGGTGATGGTTCTGATGAAATAACACAAAACGGAATTCAATTACAATATTTTAATGCAGGTAATACTATTCAAATTAATGGTGGACATACTCAAAATGGAGCTGGAAGTGGTACTTTTGGTGCAACTTATAATTATTCATCATCAGTTTATAATGCCCCAACTAAATATGTAGGTGCTAGTTTAAAGTTAATGAAAACTACTAGCGATAATATAAAAGCTTGGGGAACAGCAATGAGTGGATCTATTGCTTAATAAAAAGATTAATATGTATAACGGAATATAAAAATTAAAGTTTATGGAAAAAAAAGTTTTAACACAAGAAGAAGTTTCTGGATTAAAAGATTTAAAACAACAATATAGAGATCTTACAGAAACTGCAGGTATTGTAGAAATGCAAAGTTTAAATTTAGAATTAAAAAAAGAACAAATTAAAGAAAAATTAAAAAGTTTACAACAAGAAGAAATAAAATTAGCTAAAAATTTAGAGGATAAATATGGTAATGGAGAAATTTCTTTAGAAACTGGTGAATTTTTACCAAGTAAATAAACTTTTGAAAAAATTTAGTATATTTATCATAAAAATAACATAAAATGGCAGAAACATTAATTTCCCCAGGAGTATTAGCAAGAGAAAATGATCAATCTCAAATAACTTCGCAACCAGTACAAGCCGGTGCGGCTATAGTTGGTCCTACAGTATTAGGTAGAGTAGGTGTTCCAAAACTAGTTACTAGTTATTCAGAATACTTAGCAAATTTTGGAAGTACATTCCAAAGTGGCTCAGATGAGTACACATATTTTACTTCTATATCAGCATACAACTATTTCAATAATGGTGGTACATCATTAATAGTAAATAGAGTAGCATCAGGATCATTTGCTCCAGCAGTATCTACAACAGTATTTAGTGAGGTAGAAAGTGGTATTCCAGAAGCAGGAGGTAATTTATTAGGATCACTAACATCTGGTGGTACAGGTGGAACAGCTGGAACTTATTCAGCAGTAGCAACAACACCTTCTCCAGCAGGAGGAACAGGTTTAACATTAAATGTTACAACAGCAATAACTCCAGGTAAATTATTAACTACTGCAGATGCATTAGTAGCTTCAATTACTACAAACTCAACAGATGCTGTTAATAATGCTGGTTATACAAATACTTCATTAACAGAAGGTTCAGGAACAGGAGCAGTTGCAACTGTTGTAGTAGCAGGAAATGCAGTTTCAAGTATAACAGTAACAACAGCAGGAACAGGTTATCAAGTTGGTGATGTTTTAACAATTCCAACATCAGTAATTGGTGGATCAACAGCTGTAACAATTACGTTAGTAGCAGGTGATATATTAGTTGAACCAACAGCTATTACAGTATCAGCTCAAGGATCAGGATATTCAGTAGGTGATGTAGTAACAGTTGCAGCAGCATTAATTGGTTCTCCAACAGCAGATTTAGATTTAACATTAGTTGACGCAAACATAATAGATTCAAATGCCTTTACATTAGAAACACTAACAGATGGTGCTATAATGAATAGTGTAGGTCCAACAGGTTCAAATGGAACATTAGATAGTGGATCTCAAAATAATATAAGATGGGAAATTCAAGCACCTAACACAGGATCAGGTGTATTTAGTTTAATAATTAGACAAGGTAATGACACAGCAAAAGCTAAGTCAATATTAGAAATATTCCCTAACGTATCATTAGATCCAAAACAATCTAACTATATAGCTAGAATTGTTGGTGATCAAACACAAACATTATTAGGAGCTTCAACAGTTGACCCTTACTTACAAGTAACAGGATCTTATCCAAATGCTTCAAGATATGTAAGAGTAAAATCAGTAGATTTAAAAACTCCAGATTATTTTGATAATAATGGAGCTGCAAAATCAGAATTTACAGCTTCAATTCCACGTGCACAAAGTGGATCAATGGAAAGTGCAACTGGTGAATTAGTAGGTGGTAGAGCAACTATTAATTATTACCAAAATATAAATGATACAGATTCTCAGGGTATGGGAGCTACAGAAATGGGATCAGGAATTGGTTATTATACAACAGCCTTTAACCTATTAGCTAATAGAGATGATTATAGATATAACATTATAACAGCTCCGGGATTAGTTTATTCAAATGCTAACCATGCAACTCCATTAAATACTATGATTTCAAATACTCAAAATAGAGGAGATGCAATCGCATTAATGGATTTAGAAAATTATGGTTCAACAATTACAGCAGCTACTGCAACAGCAGCATCAGTTGATAATTCATATGTTGCAAGTTATTGGCCATGGTTACAATTAGCAGATCCAGATTCAAGACAGTTAGTATGGGCAGTACCATCAGCGTTAATTCCTGGTGTATATGCGTTTAATGACAAGTCAGCTGAAGCTTGGTTCGCACCTGCCGGAATTAATAGAGGCGGTTTAGGTACGGTAACTCAGGCAGAAAGAAAATTAACTCAAACTAATAGAGATGATCTATATACAGGAAAAGTTAATCCAATAGCTACGTTCCCAGGAAGAGGAGTTGTAGTATTTGGTCAGAAAACATTACAATCATCAGCATCAGCTTTAGATAGAGTAAATGTTAGAAGACTATTAATTGAACTTAAATCTTTCATTTCACAAATTGCTGATAATTTAGTATTTGAACAAAATACAGCAGCAACAAGAAACAATTTCTTAGGACAAGTTAATCCATATTTAGAATCAGTACAACAAAGACAAGGTTTATACGCGTTTAAAGTTGTAATGGATGCTTCAAATAATGGACCAGATGTAGTAGATAGAAATCAAATGGTAGGAGCAATTTATTTACAGCCAACTAAAACAGCTGAATTTATTTACCTAGATTTCAATATTCTTCCAACTGGAGCAACTTTTCCATCATAAAAATTGAAAGATATAATATTTATAATAAAACAAAAATAAAACAAAAATAAAATGGCAGTATTAAACCCAAACGAAATATTTTTCACAGCCTTTGAACCAAAAGTTGCTAATAGATTTATTATGTACGTAGATGGAATCCCAGCTTACATCATTAAGGGTGTTAGTGGAATGGGTTTTGCACAAGATGAAATCATACTTAATCATATAAATACTTATAGAAAAGTAAAAGGAAAATTAAGATGGAATGATTTAACGATGCAATTATTTGATCCAATAACTCCTTCAGGAGCACAAGCTGTGATGGAATGGACAAGATTACACCATGAATCAGTAACTGGTAGAGATGGATATAGTGATTTCTATAAAAAAGATTTAACTATTGATGTATTAGGGCCAGTTGGTGATGTAGTATCTGAATGGATCATAAAAGGTGCATTTATTAAAGATGCTTCATTTAGTGATATGAATTGGGATGATGATGGAACAGCAAATACTATCGACATGACAATCGGAATGGATTACTGCGTGTTAAATTTCTAAAAAGAAAATTACATATATTTAAGAATAGCTTGGCTTCGGTCAAGCTTTTTTTTATATTGAATATGTATACATGAATTAAGTTATAACAAAATAAAAGATATGAGCGAATCAAAATTAAGTTTCCCAACAGAAATAGTAGAATTACCTTCAAAAGGTAAAATTTATCCTAAAGATAACCCACTTAGTAGTGGTAAAGTCGAAATGAAATATATGACTGCTAAAGAAGAGGATATTTTAACCAACCAAAACTTTATTGAAAAAGGAATAGTATTAGATAAATTAATGGAATCTCTTACTTTACATAAATTTGACATAAAAGATATTCATACTGGTGATAAAAATGCTATTTTTATAGCAGCAAGAGTATTAGGATATGGATCAGATTATAAGTTTAATTATGATGGGGAAGAATATGAAGTAGATTTATCTAAAATAGAAAATAAACCCTTTGATATTGATGCTTTAACAGATGAGGGATATGGTACTTTTGAAATGCCTTCAAATGGTACTAAAATACAATATAAACATTTAACAGAAAAAGATATTGATGCTATTACTAAAGAAGTATTAGGATTATCTAAATTAAGTAAAGGAGCACCTCCTGAAATCACAACAAAATTAAAACATCAAATAGTATCAATAGATGGAAAGACTGATAAAAATGAAATTCGTAATTATGTTGATAATTTTCTTTTAGCTCGTGATTCTAGATCATTTAGAAATTATTTAAAAAATGCAGCACCTGATGTTGATTTAAGTTTTATTACAAATGATGGTAAAGAAATAGAAATTCCAATTACTGTA